AATTTTATTTAGACTAAATATAAATAAGATATATTTTTTATTAAAATGTAAAGAAAGTTTGTTTTAAGTCAAAATAGAAACGCATGGCCAACGCATCGGAATAGTCAGGTGAATGGCCAATTAACTCCTTAACTTTCTCTTTTGGAAGTATTCGCAGTTTACCATCTTGGTCTATCTTATCTCTTTTAACCTGTTCAAGCTCTTTGCATATAGTATCTTGAACATCGGCATTGTTGCAATCGATAAATAGCTTATTCGCCTGGATCAGTTCAGCGAGTTTATAATAGCATTGTGTTTTTAAGTTTTGATACTCTACGTTATTATTTTCCTCTTTTAATGCTTTGGAATTGTTTACAAAACCTTTGCAACGCACAATATCCACAACACCACCACCAACACCATCTTCATCGGCAACCACGTTAGACAATGGAACCCGATGTTTATTCATTAATGATTTGATTGATTCAGCTGTTTCGGTTATACTTGATTTGTCGAGAGTAAATATCTCAATAACCCGGAAGCCACTCCAAACTAATATAACCATCTTATCGCTTCCGTAACGAGCTATATCCGCACTAATATACATATCTCCACTATCAACAAAGTCGTTAGTAAATATGTTCTGAATCTTATCAAAGTCGATAAGCCTTGCAGGATCATTGTCGAACTCCCAATTACCATAATACAACCTTTGCTTACTATTCTCATCCAAAGCGAGTAAACTATCTAAATAGGATGGAGGCAAGTTAGGATTGTCAGTTGGTAATGATTGTATAAACTTTCGTGTTTCATTTATAGTTCCGGCAGCAGTTGGAATGTAAAACTTTGAATAGGTCCAGTTCTTTGCCGGGTTACAAGTTCCTAATATCTTTGGTGTTAAGTTATATTCATTTAACTTATATCTTATCCTGGATGTAACTATCTGCCACGCTTTAAATGATATTTGATTGCACTCATCTATAAAAGCTCCGGTTATCTCTAACGAACCTAAACTATCGAAGTTTGGATCAGCGGGATAAGAATATAGATCCTTTAATAATATTTCGCTTCCATTGGTCCAGGTGATTACTCCTGTTTGACTATTATAATTATAAGAGTTAGATAGTTTTAAATTGGATGTAAGTTCAAAGAAAGTATTTAAAGTTGTTTCTTTTAATGTCTTTAGCTTTGATCTGCCCATTAGCCAACGGGTGCCAGGATAAGCTTGACATTGTTCAATAAGCCATAATACACCGAGAGCGGATTTGCCACCACCAGCTTTTTCACCCCTCCACAATTAAGTAGAGGGGTTAACGAGCAGCGCCACCATAGAGAATCTCTTTAGTGATGCTGTCTTTTAAATAATATATTGCATGTTCTTGTTTTAGTAATAACCGCATATTAAATATGTTTCCAAGATTTTCTAATAATAATATCTTTAATACAATTTTCGGTTACATTATATTCTAAAGATAGCATTTTTCTTGTGTATTTACGAGGTTTAAATTTTTTTCTAATTTCAATTACTTCCTGTTCGTTTAGTATAGACATACCATTTAATGAACCTTTTTTAGTATTAATATTTATACTTTGTTCATTTGTATTAAAGTAAAATAAACCATTGTCAATAGCGTGTTTTGTATTTTCTTTAGCAGTAACCCATTCAAGATTTTCAACTCTATTATCGTTTTTAATACCGTTTATATGATTTACAAATGGTTTGTTTAACGTATTGCTTATAAATGTTTGAGCTATTAATCTGTGAACTTTTTTTGTGCAAAGTTTTCCGTTTATAGTTAAACCAACTCTTAAATATCCTTTATTGTCTTTTGCTGGTTTTAAAACTCTACCATCCAAGCCATAAACATTACCTAAAAAATCAACTTTATAATTTGTGTTATCTATATTTTTCATATTACAAATATAGTGATTTTATTTGAATGGTGGTTCTTATTTATATTTATTCATTTGGTTTTATTCCACTACCTAAACTGATAATGTTTGTAGTGATTTCGCCGGAGTGTTCTGTTTGTACTTTATCGCCAAACATTTTAGGATAAAATTTAGCCATTTTCCATTTTAATGTTTGAACTAAAGTATTATAAGTTGATGCATCAATTTCTTTAGCTAATAACATAGAACGATAATCATCCATTTCATTTTCTAAAGCTTCGGCCTTATCTTGTACGCTGTTTATGTACAACGTTCGTAATTCATCATTCTCACGCTTCCAACGTCTGAAAGTTGACCAACTTGGATATAATTTGTTTGAATCCAAAACTTTTATAATATTATCTCCTATTGCAACTAACTCGCAAATTTCAATACATAAATCAAAATTATATTCGCTTGGTCTTGCCATATCTTTTTTTTAATACGTTAAACCTACCCTTAAAAAGAGTAGGTAAAGAGTAACTTTAATTTACTACTCCCGCTAATTTTTATTCATTAAATTTTTTATAGCTATATTCTTTTTAACTTCATCGTAAAGTTCCCCATTAAACTCCAATATAAAGTCAGTTCCATTTAAGACTAAACACATTGTTTCGCTATCTATTACATAACAACCATTAACATCACTAATAACAAAGTCGAAGTTTCGATACTCCTGATCATGTTCTGTTTCAATTAATACTCTTGGCTGCTTCATTTAACAAAGATAATTAAAAATAATTACAAAAATGTTTGGTAGTTAATTATAAATAACTATATTTGTACTCAAGAAACAAACAAATTAAATCAAAAATTATGACAACTATTCAAAAAAACAGTATTTTAAAAGCAACTTCAATATGTGATTCAAACTGTGTTTGGTTTGCAAAAGTGATTGAGCGTAAAGGTAATTTTATTATTGCAGTAGTTAATAATGAAATTGTACGTAAAAAAGTAAACGTATTTAATGGAGAAGAGTACGTTTATTTATTAGGCAAATATTCAATGGCGCCAATTTTTAAAATCAATAATTAATATGAAAACAGCAATGCAAGAACTATTCAGTCAATTAGAGATTGAACACCCAAATTTATTTAACACAAATACTTTGGAAGGAAGAAAGTTTATAAACGATTATTATAAATTTTTTGAATTAGAAAAGCAACAGATTATTAATTGTTATCAGCAAGGTTTTAACAATGCTTATTTTAATAATCCTATAAGTAAAGAACAATATTATAACGAAACTTTTAAAACAAACTAATATGAAAACATTTTTAAGCAAACAGAAGTACCAAGTTTACGCAATAGGATTTATTGCAGTATATTTTTTAACCCGATTTTTATATTAATTATGAGTATCAGAGCAAAACAAAAGTTCTATAACCAGGCCGTAACGCTTGGAATAGATTTAAAGGATTTGGATGTTGAGAAATTAGATTTTTCAGCACCGCTAAAACACAAAAGCAGTTTTAAGAAACGAGCTTCAGAAATAAAAGAACTTTACAACTATCGTTTTCCGGTTTATGTAGAACCTCGCAGTTTTGATTTCGGATTGTTTAACATTGAATTTAAAAGAAAATGACACCAAAAGAAAAAGCAAAAGATTTAGTAATAGAAAAGTTTGGTTCTGGATATCCAATAATTTGTAAAATGGATAGTAGAAATATGTATAGGTCTGAAGCCAAACAATGTGCACTAATAGCAGTTGATGAGATAATACTAAACTTAAAAGATTCAGTACCGTTTGAACTAATTATGTTTTATATACAAGTTAAACAAGAAATAGAAAAATTATGACACCACAAGAGAAAAAAGAACTAGAATTTGTATTAAAGACCGGATTAAAATGTGCTATTGGAATAGCAATATTATTTTTTGGATTACTAATTTTAACTACTATACTATGAGACTAGGAGATAAACTAGAATGGTTATTCAGAGTAACCGGCATCCAATGGCTAGTAAAAAAAATCTATCCAAATTGCAACTGCGATAAAAGAAGAGACAAGTTAAACGAATTTAAAATCAATAGAAAATGAAAACAGCAGTAGAATGGTTATGTGAGCAATTAGAATGGGATGATTCTAAAATTGCAAGAGTAATTGGTTTAAAAAAATATAACCAAGTAGTTAGTCAAGCCAAAGAAATGGAAAAAGAACAAATGCGAAATGCAAGTTGTCCTTATATTGGTGGCTGGGAAGAGGGAGAGTTTGAATATTGGTATAATGAAAAATTTAAAAAATAAAGTTATGACACCACAAGAAAAAAAAGAATTGGACTTTGTATTAAAGACCGGTTTGAAATGCGCTATTGGAATAGCAGTATTGTTTTTTGGATTACTAATTATAACTAATCTATTATGAAAAATTTAATATTAGACAGCATCAAAGATTTTTGTAATGAGAATTATAATTGGTTTGATTACTATATCAATTCAAAAGGCTTTGAAATTTATGATAAAGATTTTAATTGCATTGCAGTAGTAGATTTTGAAGTTGAGGTTGAGGTGTATCGTAAGCCATGCACCGGCAATTATTTCAATCCACCTGAAACAGGAGAATGTGATTTTATACTTTTTGAAATAACAGTACAGGAACTATATAACTCAAAAGGCAAATTACTGCCAAACTATAAAGAGATACTACAAAGCGAATTAGATAACGTAAAAGGAAAAGTAATATGATAACAATAATTGATTTAGGTTACGCAAATGGATGGAATGCCAAAACAAAAGAAATCTATGAAGAATTGAAAAAAAATAAAATTGAGGGTTCTAATACTTCTAAAAATATAGGCAACTGTTTAAACGAATATAGTTTTGAAGCGATCCAAGAAAACGAAATAGTTAAAGTGATTTATAAAATTGATAGCGGAGATTAATTATGAAACAAGAAAAGAATTTAGGAGGAAGGCCAAAAGCATTTATTGACGATGTTTGCGTTGTGCTACCGATGTCAGTTCCAAGCAAACAAAGAGAAAACTTACGTAAAAAATGGCTTAAAGATTTGGAAGAGTTCCGAATTAAGAAAAAATAAATTTGTTTTTTAATTATAAATAACTATTTTTGCTAAAGCATTGGTCAGAGTGCTAAACTGAAAACATAACTATTCCCTCTGACACTACATACTGACCTATGTTTTGAAAGAGGGATTTTTTATT